AGGCAAAGCAAGACATAAGTCGCAGCAAAAAAAACGAAGTACTAAAGACTAGGAAAAAACCTGTAGTTGACACATATTTAAGTGACAGCCAAGCAGAGAGGAACAATGAGTCAAAACCTTTATCAAGATGCTATAGCAGATGCTCGAAAGCTAAGAGAAATGGCTGAGCAAAGCGCTAAAAATAAAATAATTGATGCTGTAACACCTCGCATACGTGACCTCATTGAGAGTCAATTGCTAGGTGAGGACATGCACGAAGATGAGCTTCCCGCAGAAGGGGAGGAAGAAGTTGTTGTTGATCTAGACTCTCTAACTGACGAGGTTCCTGAAATGGAAATGACATCGGTAGACGCGGGTCTTCCTCCGATGGATATTGGATCTCCTTCACAGGGAGGAGAGACTGAGGTGAAGGTATCACCAGATGGCGCAATATCAGTTGATGTCGGCGACGTCTCGATCGAAGTTCAATCAGATGACGATTCTGATGAGGATTTGGTCTTAGGACAAGAGATCGCTGAGGCCTTAGCAAAAATTATAAAAACACGAGGAAATGCCGGACAACTTTCCGAAAAGGTTGACACTCTAGAAAAGAGATGGTCCCTTCTTCGTAGAGGGTTCATGGTTGCTAAAGCTACAGGCACGTCGTCTCAGAGGCGAAAGGTAGCAAGGATTTATGAATCTCTCGCACGTGAAGCAGTAACTTTGCGTCGGGAAGTGATACTTACTGAGCATAGACAAGGCTCAGAAGCTTTGGAAAAAGCACGCATTGATCTTATTATTAAGGAGATGAAGAAAATGTCAGGGCGAAACAACAGAAATATCTTCGACTTCCTCTTTGAAGCTGAAGGTGATGAACCAACAGAAGCACATCTAGATTTAGATGTTGTTTTAGAAGAAGATGAAGAGGAAGGCGGCGACTTAGAAGCTGCTGAAGAAGAAGTAGCACCAGAAGATGTAGATGTTGATGCTGCGTCTGACGCGCTGGAAGATCTTGGTCTTGCACTCGGACTCGAGCTAGAAATTGGCGACGACGAAGAAGGCGGAGATGAGATGGCCGGCGAGGAAGAGCTTGATCTTGGAGGTGAAGAAATGGAAGAAACCTACGAGATTGATGAGGCAGCCCTACGACGCGAGCTTCGACGCATGCGCGCACGCCGCATTAATGAAAACGATCCAGTGGATGGCTCCGGTGACTCCTCGTTTGGAGGAGGCAACGCCGGCGATGAGCCATTTGTTGATGTCGATGAGGATGATCTGCTTAACGCCCTAGCAGATGAGCTCGGAGACTCTGATGATCCTGATGTTGAAGCAATGTCAGGAGACGTCGGCATGCCCGCTAATGAATCACGCCGCCGACGCGCCCGCCGCGCTCGCCGGAGTAGAACGGCCAGTAGATCTTCTAGCCGTTCAATGAGAAAGCGGCTAGGTGAGCACAAGCGTGCTGTAGCTGCTCTTAAGGGACAACTCACTGAGATGAACCTTTTTAACGCAAAACTACTTTATGCGAATAAGCTTATGCAAAATCGCAATCTTACAGCTAAGCAACAGAGAGCAATTGTTGAGGCGCTAGATAATGCCAAGACGCTCCGAGAAGCAAAGCTGTTATACAAGAGCCTTACAACCTCCCTTAACAAGGGCACTAAGCGTAGCCTGAGTGAAGGACAGGTTCGTAGGCCAGTCGGATCATCCTCCAGATCAACCCGGTCGGCACAGCCGGCCAAGAGTGGTGTTGAGGTGGATAGATGGGCAGTCCTTGCTGGACTCAGCAATGACAATTAGTCTAAACCTCAATTAATAACAAAGCTACTTATCAGGAGATAAAAATGAGTAATAAGAAATTCTCACTAGATCAGCTTACAGAGGGGATTCGCCAGCGTCATCTGGGATCTCAGAATCGTAGGTTGGTCGAGAAGTGGTCCCGTACAGGACTTCTTCGTGGTCTCGAGGGCATTCACCGTGAAAATATGTCACGCATGCTCGAGAACCAAGCCGCACAGGTTCTTAAGGAAGCCTCCTCACTCTCAACGGGTGGTGGTGCTCTTGCTACCTCTAACGACCTTCGCGGTTTCACTAACATCGCGTTCCCACTAGTTCGCCGAGTTTTCGGTGGTCTTGTGGCTAACGAGCTTGTGTCCATCCAGCCAATGAGCCTTCCTTCCGGACTGCTTTTCTATCTGGATTACACATACGGATCCAATGAGACAAATGTTGACACCATCTCTGATGCTGTCAAAATGTATCCTTCTGGATCATCAATCTATAACAGCCCAGCTGGTGCCGGCGTTCGCTCCGGATCACTAGGTGTAGGCGGTCAGTATGATCTTGCGGGGACTGGCTTCTCACGAGTTCACGAGAACGTTGCGGGTGTAACCCTCACCGCTTCTGGTGCATTTGGTGGTACTTCGAAGCAAGTTTACTCCGTAGGCTCAGTGGCTGCTGTTTCCGGTGCTGATGGAAAGCTTCTTCAGTTCGACCCACAAATCACTAGTGATATTGAGGACGGAACAGGACGCTACTCGTTTGCTGTGATTGATATCTCAAGTGGATTCGGTAACGCTGACCTTAGCTTGGTTAAGGAGTTTGGTGTACACGTTAACGGTGCAACAAAGGCTGGCCTTAAGGCAGTTCGTGCCGGTGTTCAGGACGGATCGGATCTTGTTAACGTCCGACGTCTAAACCAGCTTGGAACTTACGCTAGCGGCAAGTTCACGGCCAATCCATTAGTAACTGTCTCCGACAGCAACGCGCATCTGCTGGTTGTTGTCTCTGGTACTGTTGCAGTGGCAGATAATGGTAACCTCGATGTTATTATTCCTCAGTCACCTACACTTAACACTGCTGATGATGGATCTACTCTTACGATTCCTTCGTTTGAGTCGAACTTCGGTTCTTCCCCATCACCGGCGATTCCTGAAATCGATATCAAGATTGAGTCGATTGCTGTTACAGCAGCAACCAGGAAGCTACGTGCGAAGTGGTCTCCAGAGCTAGCTCAGGACCTGAACGCTTATCACAGCCTTGACGCTGAGGTAGAGCTAACTCAGATCCTCTCCGAGCAGATTGCTCTAGAGCTTGACCGAGAGATTCTCAATGACCTGCTCACTCAGGCTAACGGTGCCAACCTTTATTGGTCACGTGCTCCTGGTAAGTTCGTTCACAGAGAGACAGGTGCTGTTCAAGCTCGTGGATCATCTCTTGAGCCAGGACCGGCATTTACCGGTACAGTTCGTGAGTGGTACGAGACTCTCATTGAGACAGTCATCGACGTTGCTAACACCATCCATCGTAAGACCCTTCGTGGATCGGCGAACTTTATCGTGGTTAGCCCCGATATCGCCACCATCCTCGAGGCTTCGGTTTACTATCGCCCATCCTATAGCCTTGATGGCGACGGACAGGTAAGTGGCCCGATGACCCTGGGTGCCGAGAAGGTTGGTACTTTAAGCAACCGGTTCACAGTCTATAAGGACCCATACTTCCCACGCAACAAGATTCTTGTTGGGTACAAGGGTGGATCCTACCTTGAGACGGGTTACGTCTACGCACCTTATGTGCCTCTGATCGTTACACCTACTATCTTTGCTCCTGAGGACTTCACCCCGCGTAAGGGTGTTATGACTCGCTACGGTAAGAAGATGGTTCGTTCCGACTTCTACGGCACAGTTACAGTACTGGATCTAAACATCATCTAATCGATTAGATCTAAAAGAGCTAAG